AGCCACTCCGATGCTTCCCTTGGTATTGATGACCTTGGCCCAAGACGGCACCCACCTGAGCGGCTTGCCCGAGTCGTTGACGATGATACACTCCCACCAGCGGAACTCTTGGGAGTCTATGCTGTCTATCGCATCCACATAGAGTTCTCGATGTTCTGGACCAACTGGAATAATAACTGCGATCTGCGGCGGATCAAAGGAAGAGACAGGAGCTTGCTTGCCCGAGTCAACGGCAGCCGGCGGCAGCGCCGTGCCTTGGCACCAGGGATACCACTTTGTCCAGTCCTGCTGTTGATTCACTCTGCTCATCGCGTCCTCGCGATTGCGATAAACCAGGGTATCCATCTGGGTGACCATCTCCGCTCGGAAGCCGTAAGAGGTCAGCCGCGTCCAGAAATCAGCGTCCTCTGCTGTCTTCCAGCGCCTACGATAGCCACCGACGCATTCCCAGGCCTCCTTACGGAACATGGACGTGGAGGGTACGAGGTTGGCGGGACGCCCATCTCCTGCCTTTCTGGTCAGCTGCCAGTCGGTGCGGAAGGCCATAGGCCAGCCAGAGTGCCAGCGCTTGCCGTCAGACTCGAGGAACTCCACGTTGCCATAGGCTATGTGAAGGTTCCTATCCTCATCCAGAGCCTTGGAGAGAATCTCCAGCGTCTCCTCCGGCAGCATGTTGTCGGCATCCAGCGGTATCATGTACTTACCCCTGGCCGCACCGATGCCAGTGTTGAGAGCGCCGGCGAGGTACTGGTTCTTCTCGTTGTGGATCACTCTGAATCGCTCATCCTTGGCCGCGTATTCATCGGCGATCTTGCCGCAGCCATCGGGCGAGGCGTCATCCACTACCACGCACTCCCAATCCTGCAGGGTCTGGGCCTGGACGGAATCGAGTGCCTGCGGAAGATATTGCTCAAGATTGTAGGCAGTGACGATGACGGACACGCGCGGCTTCTCGGCTCGCCAGTCATCCAGCACCCGGCGGTAGAGGTCGGCGTATTCCTTCGCTATATCCTTCCACTGGTAGCGTTCCTCTACAACCTCCCGTCCCCTACGGCCCAGGAGCTCCCTGTTCTTCAAGCAGTAGCGCAAGCCCTCCAAGAGATCATCATAATCGCCAGGAAGAGCAAGGTAGCCCGTCTCCTTGTGATCTATGATGTTCGATTGGCCTCCCCAATCCCATGCCAGGACAGGCACACCTGCGGCCATAGCCTCTAGCGTGCCGATGCCGAAAGTCTCTCGAGGCGTACAGAGATAAACGGCAGCGTCCCTGATAGCATGCTTCGCTTTCTCGTAGTTGAGCGCACCTGTGATCTGCAGGTTCCGCAACCGGCTGTCGCCATATGTAGAGATGAACGGTACGTCGGGAGCAAGTTTGGCCAGCGCATCCAGAGGCGTCACGTCGCAGACGGGATCGAGGCGCGTCTTGTTCCACAATACAAATCCGCGATTTCGGCCAGAAGGTTCAGGCCACTCGGCCAGGTCCACACCGTGACCGATGACGGTTACGCGCCTCAGTGAATGCCGCCGTAGCGCCTGAGCAACCCACTCACTGGGAGCGGTGACAGCGTTTGCTAGTCGGATGGCTTCCACACACTTGGCGTTGGCCTTGTAGCACCAGCCAACCTTCCAGTCGAATTCGCTCCAATAGAGGCCATGGTTGTGGACAACGAGCGGCTTGTCAGAATGACGTTTTCGAATCTCGTCGGTGGATAGGATGTGACAGGCAATGAGTTCTGCCTCTTCCAACTCAACAACCTCGATGTCACAGGCGAGCAGATGCTTTCGCAGAGCGTCTACCACGCGGCGCACACCTCCGTCGGCCTTATCTTCGCCGGCGAAGGAGGGGTGGATGTGAACCTTGATCCTACGCTGCGCCATCATTCCATCTCCCTGCTACCACGAATCCCATAGAGCTGTTCCGTCAGCCTTCCGTACGTATCCGGACGGTGGCGGCACATATGGAGCGGGTGCCTTGTATCCCGAGGGAGTGGCAGCTGACTCCCAAGAACTCGGGTGGATGATCTCCCACAAGAACAGGCAATCGTCAAAGGCAAACGGGACGATGACATACGGCGGAGCAACCACCTCCAAGAGGGCCAGGAAGAAGAAGCCTTGTATTCGGGGTAGCGGCAACACCGGGTTGTAATGCTCCACCCACCACTTATCGAGCGTGACAACTTCTGGCCCCAACACATGATAGCTAACCCAAGGATAATAGAAGGGACTAGGAGGCGCGGGCAGCGGGTTGTCTGGTTCTCGCCACCATTTGTCAAGCGTAATCTCCTCGATAAACGGTGGCTGAATCGTAAGACCCGCTCCAGCAAACGGCTTGGGATAGAGGGGAAGTAGAGATTGAATCCACCATTTATCAAGGCTGACCGCCTCTGGCCTCTGCAATTCGTCAAGGACGAGTTCGGTCGCTGGCTCGAGCCACGGCGCAGGTGGTTGCCATCGCGGTTCCGAAGGCTGACGCCACCACTTGTCGAGCTCAATCTCCTCAATGAACGGCGGCAGAAGCGGAAGGCTTGGCTGAGGGAACGACACAGGGCACAGAGGATTGGCAGCTTGGCTCCACCATTTGTCAAGGCTGACGGCTTCCGGCCTTTGGGCCTCATCCAGTACAAGTTCCGTGGCTGGAGGTTGCTGAGGAGGCGTGATCTCGCGTGGCCTCGGTGCTTGAACAAACCACTTATCGAGACTGACGGCCTCGGGTCTTTGCAACTCATCAAGCGCAAGTTCTGGAGGAGGCCCAGGAATGATAGGAGGCCGGCGCAGCGGCTCGGGAGCAAGGATGAGCCAGCTGATGGCTGGGATGGGCGGTACGGGAATGCCAAATTCGACCAGGACCCCAGAGGCATAGAGAGCCGCCTCCGAACGAGGCGCAGTGCGCAGAGGCTCGCTCGGCTGCTGCCAATACTTATCAGGCAGTACCGTCTCTGGACGCTGCGCCTCGTCAAGGACAGGCTCGATGTAACTGGGGTATTGCCAACGTCTAGCCACAAGGCACTAATCCTCACATGCTCCTAGCCCGAGCGCGGGCTTCTGCCTGCTCCATAGCCTTCTCGAAGGGCAGGCACTTGATCTCGCACTGCTTCTTGCCACAGGTCGGCCCGCCACATGAGAGGCAGAAGCCACGCTTTCGACCACTGCCCGGCTCCACCCTCCAGTGCATCCCACAGTGGACACACTGGAGGGTCTCCCCTTCATCGCACGTGCCCGCAGGACCGGTGACGATGAAGTATCCCTTGGGGTGGCGCACCGAGCGCTTGAGGTAGGCTGGAGCCTTTTCTATACCGGACATTTGACCTTCTTCCCGTACTTCACCGCGAACTGCTTGCGGTAGCAGCCTGTGCAGACAGCGTAGCGATGGGGTTGGATCGTCTTCCCCTTGCGGGTGATCGGCAGCAGAGCCACGTACTTCGTGCTCTTCGGCTTGCTGCAGTCGGGACACGTCCCCCCTCGCTCTGTCATCACGCCTATTCCTCCCAGTGAGCCGTCACGCTTGCAATGCCTGCGTAGGCTCCGCTAATGGGGGTCATGCCGATTCCCTCGTCAGCTACGGCGGGTATCCAGAGTTCACCGCCCGGTGCCGCCACGAAGCGGAACGTCGCCCTCTGGTTGAGATCGAAGTCCAGCAGTTCCGTGGCCGCCGTGTAGGTTGGCTCGACTGTGTGGTCCTCAGCCCCATCGAGTTGTGCTGCAGGGGCGTCGGAGTCCAAGGGGGCCGGAACAACCCCTGCGCCCTCTGTGCCTACCACGGTACTGCGACGCACCAGCCACTGGATCACGTTGTCTGCCGGCGTCCCGCCCTGCGAGAAGATAAGCTCGTAGAGCTTGGCCCTCGTCAGGTTGGAAGGGTTGAAGACATGCAGGGCAGTATCACCCGGCGCTACCGTGACAACATCCTGCATCCCTGTTGCTGCATACTTGTCCATCGTTGACCTCCTTCTAGGTCAGACTAATAACTCACTATTTCTATTGGCTCGATGTAGGGTTGCTGCGCTCCAAGGCTACCGCCTGCACCTCCACCCCCGGCGATGGCAGCCATCATCTCGTCGGCACCGATGCCTACTACCGCTGCTGCGATGGCAACGGCGTTGGCCGTGCTTGTCATCAGGTCGTTGAGGTCATCGTTGAACCAGGCGGGCATGAAGTAGCCGCCATCGTCCCCGACGCTATGACCCGCCCAGATTGCTCTTAGGTCGTCGTCCGCATCATCGCTGAGTTTGACTTCTCCACCCCAGTTAGCGCCACCATCATCGGACTTCTTGTAATAGGTCCCGACTGTATCGTTCCAGGTGCCACCCTTGAGATAAGCCACATAGATGTCATCGTTCTGCTGGTTAATGAAGACGGCGCACTGGGCGCTCTCGTCCGAGTCCGTCAGTACGTTGGTCTTGGCCACTATCGAAGCGGCACTGCCTATATCCCAGACCATGAGGTCGGCGGCGGCGTTGTTGTGCATGTTCCAAGCAGCGAGGATGACGTGATTGTCGCTGGCACGTTGGGCGGCGGACATCTGATAATAGTAAACAGACTCGACCATATTGAGGCTGATGGAGGTTTCATCCCAACTATTGCCAGAGTTGTCGTAGACCTTCAGGCTAATCTCATTGGCGCTCACATCCCAATAGATGCACCAGATGTCATTGGTGTCGGCCTCTGCGCCAGGAAAGAGCAGGGTTCTGTCTACAGCATTGCCATCGGCTACATCGGCGCGGGCCGCCCAGTTGTCGCCGTCATCCTCACTCCGATAGAAGCCGTTTTCCCCAGCGTTATCAATCCAGAAGCTACAGTATAGGTTGCCGCCACGGGACTTCGTGATGTCAAGGCAACTCTCAGGCCAGTAATCACCCATGGCGCTGACACCATCGAATACGGTCTTTTCCGCGCTCAGGGTATCCGTGCTGGTGTCTAGATTTCGATAGAGGACATCATCGCTGCCTAAGTCAATATAGGCAATGTGAATCTTGGTTCCACTGTCGTCAGGCGTCCACTTGTCGAACCAAATGCTAGAGACAACAATCGTACCAACCTTGATGCCGACGGCAGCGGCCCAGTCAACGCCCCCGTTAGCCGTCTTGCGGTATACCAAATCACGGGCGCCATCGACGTAGAAGACGTAGGCAGTATCCTCAGCAGTCCATACTGGGCCAACACGTACAACGGACGCATAAAGAATATCGTCCGCATTGGCTTCTATCCGTACGTCAGCCATCGTCTAACCTACGATCTCCACAGGCGCTCCACAGAGACTGGCATGATACTCCAGCGATGGATCCATGACCCACTGGCATGTCTGGAGGACCCCGTCGTGGGTGCGCCAGTCGAACACATGGCCGTTGGCACACCTGTAGGTAGCGAGGTTCTGCTCTTCGCTAGGATGCACGCCGGCGAGCGATGGCCTGGGCTGATGGCCCTCCATTGTGTATATCCACTCCCAGGCGGTAGGCAGAGCCAAGGCTACGTCCGGGCCGGGTAGCGCTTGCACCTGCTCGTTGAAAAACCGCTCGCACTCGCCCACGGTGGTGTCCTCGGCAAACGGCCCATAAGCCTGCATGAAGCGCTCATGGATCATCCAGGGCCGCAGCGATGTGAACACACCGTAGCGCTCCAGCCGCAGAAGCCAGCCCTCCTCAAACATCTCCACGTTGCCGCGTATGTTCGGATGCGGCGGACCGAGCCTCACCAGACCGATGTCCGGGTGTTTGAGCAGGAGGGTTGCCCAGGGCTTCATGTCGAACAGCCACAGGAGTCCCCAGTCGTCCATCAGGAGCGCTGCCAGCGGAGAGTGGCGGAAGGCTTCCCGCAGTCCTGCGTTCAGGCTAGCGCCAATTCCATGCCTCTCCTGGCGGCTAAATGTGACGGGGCCACGATCTCCCCACCACCAGGCTGGAGGCGACTTGGCGCTGACGGCGTACCCTGGCAGCGATGAGCCATCGTCTGCCACGTGAAGCCGCAGCTCGCCAGGATATCGGATTCGCTTCCGCCACTGGCGAATAGAGTACTGCGCAGCGGCCTCCGTCGCCTCGCCGACTCCGCCGGCAGGAGCATACGTCGTCATCAGGATCGTGAGGGGCTCCATCAGGTTCGCTTCCCCTTCGCCTTCTTGATCTTCCTGCCTGCCCAGCCAAGCCCATGGATCTCCACCATCTCCAGACGCCCTGCAGCTACGACCTCATCGATCGCCCGCTTGACGCCAGGCGAGGGATAATTAGGCACTCCCCAATCAGCAGGGTCGGCGTAGTTGTGTAGCCAGACAAGACCGCCCATGACGACCTTCGGCAGCCAAGCCTTCAGTTCGCCCTTGGTCGTCTTGTAGGTGTGATCGGTATCTATCATCAGCAGGTCAACGGAGTTGGCCTTGAACTCCTCGGCGGCCTCCGCCGAATCCGACAGGATGCCCTGCCAGTCCGCGCGGCGACCGATATTCTTCGCCACCGCCTGTGACCACTGCAAGGTGTTGTGGTCGACAGTAGTCACCAGGATCTTGTCCGGCCTCGCACAGAGAGCTGACAGCGCGGTCGTCCCGCTCCCTGCCCCAAGGTCAACGACCGCCACAGGACGATACTTGGGCAACCTGCGCACAAGATCTTGGATCAGATCGATATCCTCATGGATGAGGACGTAAGGATGCGCCGTACACAGCCTGTGTGCTGGGTCGTTGTTGTAATCCCCCTTGCGTACCATTTTATGTGTCCTCCTTGCTTGCTTTCCATATCACCTCGCCATTGAGAAGCACAACATCGTAGTGAGGATTAGGACAGTTTGAGAGGTTCGGCTTCGAGAATGTCACCTTCTCTGCCATATCTGCCCACAAGGTTCTGGCCTCGGCAATGAGGTTCTCGTCACGGTCTACCCCATGAGCGACCATTCCTGCTGCAGCAGCCATTGCACAGAGGTCACCTTGCTTACACTCGAGGTCGAGAAGGGAGAGACCCTCCAATGGATTGCCTGGAGTCTCTCCGCCCAGGGCTACTACGACGGCGAGCCAGCGACTGATGATGCCCGAAGCGTCAGGCGGTTGTGTCAGCGAAGATACTTCTGCCAGGTTCAACCAGAAGTGATATTGGTCAGAGGTCTCTCGATAGTCAAGCATAGGTTCATCGAAGAAACGTGACATCTTGAAGTCAACCAGCATCGGGCGATCGTCCCGAATGATGATGTTCCCTTTCTTCCCTTTTGAAGCCAACCTAATCCATGGATCGCCATGACTGATACGATGCTGCTGCAACGTCCAAAGAAGACGCACGCCGTTGCGCCGCAAAGCCTCGAGGTTCTTGACAGGTTGATTCACGCCGAGGTCCTCTTCAACGATGTAATCGTCCCCCTCTTCGAGGAGTTGAGGAGCAACACCAGTGCCGCTGAGTTCTCTAAGCATCCGTGCCTCGTTGTGGACACCGTTTATGCATCTGGGACTAGCCTTCTCCCCGCCGTAGGCCCACTTTTTGACGATCCCGTTCTCTCTGTAGACGGTAAGTCCTTGATGGCCTCCGATGATGCCCATGCTTTACCTACTTGTTCACCAGTTCCGCTATTGCCCGTCCCTGCATAAATCTCCGAGCAAGTGATAACAGAAGGATGTAATCAGGATAAGCACCGGGCCGAGGATCTCCTCGGGTAGCCCTACCGAAATCAACGAGGCAGGGCACATTGGCTCTGACTACGATGTTAGAGCTGGACTCCAGATCATTGTGATGGACCCCGATCTTCCTCATATCCTCCAGTGCCGTGCAAGCGTGGCGCATGACGACCTCAAGGTTGGTGATTTCTTCGCCATCGCCGAGGTCTTCCATAAGGATGTAGTTCGAGCCGACCTCGTAGACGTCAGGGAAGCAGATACTCTCGGCCAACTCCTGGAGGATATCCGCCTCGAACTTGATCCCTGCTGGCCTACCTCCTTGACAGTATTTCAAGAATCGTCCCTTTCCATCCCTGTATGCCCGCGACTGTGTACCTCTGTAATTCGTGGGTAGACAAGGAGAGAGGATGTCTTCAGGCTTCATCACACCACTCCCTCTGCAATGGGGAGGCCTGCTTTGCTAGTGTCTATGCCTTCGATGCTGGCCTTCTCTCCGCCGATGTGGGCAAAAGCATCTCCGCGAGGGTTGATGAGACCAACCGGCCAGGCAACGCCGTACCGTGCCGCTGGAAACGCTGCCACAAGATGCTCCGTGTATCCTTGCTCCATATACTCAGGCCATGGGCCAACTGCCCTCTCCCACTCCACAGTCTCCAGCCTCGGGCCTCCGGCCCACACGTGCCTCTCTGCGCTGTCAGGATCAAGAGCCAGCCAATGATGAAAGTGGGCAAGGACGAACTTTGCACGCAATTCCTGTGTCAGACCGATGTAGCCCATGCGCACACAGCCGAAAGTCCCGTCTCGAAGTACCGCCGCTATGGGATCAAGGTTTAGCTCTCGCAGCAACTCCCAGTCATCCTCCAGAGGGAGTATGAGATCGGCGATCCTGTGAGTGATCTGCGTCGAGGCATTGTAGTTGCCTCCATATCCAGAGCGCTCGCTGTTGCTCATGCTGACATTGTCGCCAAATAGCGAGCGAGCGAGTTCAATCAGCTCGTCACGATAGTCCTGCGAGGAGCCGTCGTCAGCGATGTGCATCCAGAACTCCTCGGACGCCTTTAGGTTCTCGGCTACACTCGAGATGCACCTCTTCGCCACCTCAAGACGATCATACGTCAGGACGGTGATCACGATCACTTCGACACCTCCCAGGTCTGGAGCCAACACCCTTCGTATTCTGGGTGAGCCTGGATGATAGCCTTGGCATAGTTCCAGGCGGTGACTACACAGATGTCAGAGGGAGGTCGAGCAGGCCAGGGCACGATTGGCCAGCCTACGCCGGGCACAAAGCGGCCTGCACGCAAGGGCGAGTCATCAATCACAACCGCGAACTCCAGTTCGGGAAGCTGATTGAACCACACCGTCGCTCGGCCTGCCGCTCCATAGGCTATTGGCATCTTAACACCGCTCAGTTCCCCGTAGAGAGTCGTCTCACGTCGCTGGCTGTAGGACTGGCGGAGAAGATCGAACGTCTCAACTCGACTGGTTAGCGGCTTGCCTATCACTCCTCTAAGGAAGCCCATCCGCAGCAAGCCTCCGTGCAAAGGCAGTCGCTTCACTTCGAGCACACTGAATCCGTGGCGTACCACAACGCGGGACAAGGAGCGAGCGCTGTACTCGGCCTTGTGCTCGTGGTAGACGGTATCCCACTGCCCAGTGCGCAACGTCGCGTCCAAGTCGTGAACCTCAACCCAGAACTCTCCGCCGGGCACCAATGCCTGAGCAGCAGCCTCAACAACATTGTCGATTGCGGTCATATGAGCGAGGCAGTTAGAGGCCAACACCAAGTTGAATTCTTGGCGTAATCCCAAGGCCGTTCCGAACGGCTCATTGATCAGTTCATACCTAACATCTCCGTTCTGGAGAGCAACAGCGGCTACGTCGCTCGGGTCTACACCCACGCAGTCCCAGCTACAGGGCAACTGGCGCAGCAGAACGCCGTCGTTGCATCCTATCTCTAGCACCTGCTGCCACCTGTGCCCAAACCTTAGTCGAAGGAACCTGGCGTATTTCTTGAAGTGATCAACCAGACTCTCCACAGCCGATGACGCATAGCAATACTTGCTGTATAAGACCTCATCCCCCACATCCTCCGCAACCTGTACCAGTTCGCAGCGGTCACACTGTAGCCATGTCAGCGGCAGCCTCTCGGCGGCGAGCGCCTGCTTTGCGCTGTCGGCGAACGCGCCGGCCAGAGGCATCGGCTCCATGGCGAAGACTTCCCTCTCCAAAGGAGCACCGCAGCCACGACACTCATCCAGCAACCGCATCACTCGTATCTTCCCCATTCAGGCTGCTTCCATTCTCGAGTCAGATAATCGCGGGTAGGTAAGATAATGCCTTGCCAATGAGCGCCCTTTGATCCCGTATCGCTGTCGTAATGCGGCCTGCAATTGTAGAGGAGCATCCCTCTGCCGACTCCGACGATTCTCCCAGCCTCGCCCGAGTGACCTATCAAGACAGAAAGGAGCGCGGCGTCGGGGGCACCTGAAGCCGACTCTGGCGCGAAACCTCCGCACCTCCGCCACAGGCTCTTCGTGACCATCGCCGCGTTACAGGGCTCGAATTGCTTGTCGTCTTCACGGCCATCGAGGTATTGAACCCCAACGAAATAGTAGGTTAGATCGCGAGCGTCTGGTTCTTCCTTCTCATAAGCGTCCAGGCAGCGCTCAAGGCATTCGGGATGCAGGAGGTCGTCCGCGCCGAGCATGAACACAAGCTCACTCTTGGCCAGCGCCACGCCGAAGTTGAAAGCATCACCCACGCCAACCCGCCAAGGAGTGCGCCAAATACGGCAACCCGCGAGCGGCCCGCTATCTACTTTCCAACTGCCATCGCCTAGCGGAAAAGCGTCGCCTAGCGGCAGCCCAGCCATATCATCAATGAGCAGAATCTCATCCGCCTCGCGCGTCTGGGCGCGCACGCTCGCCAGGCATTCCTCCAACCATTGCTGGTCAGTGGAACGTGGCCCGACAGGAATAGCGACGGTGATCACTCGTACCTCCCCCAGTTCGGCTGCTCCCATTCCCGGGTCACAAGATCGCGGACAGTATGGATTACTCCTAACCAAGTTCCCCTACCCGCTGAGTCTTGCTCAGGATGCATGCGCACGTTACAGAGTGGCACACCTTGTTTCACATGATACAAATTGCCGCTCCCTTTCTTACCATATAGAATTGAGATGAGGATAGAATCAGGTGATGCCTCCGCAGCAACTGGGAATCCCCCCATGTGACGCCACAATCCCTTCGTAACCATCGCGGCAATGCTAGGCAGATCCTGAATCGGCGGGTCTGGTAGCGGAGGCGCATATCCTTCTTCACACTCAAATCGAATAGTCACGTGATAATAGCCAAGCGGGTCGCAGTGCCGCCGTTCATATTCCTCCACGCAGGCTGCTAGGCATTCCGGCTCGAGCCAGTCGTCAGCGCAAAGGATGTAGACCAGATCGTTCTTGGCTAAGGACACACCACAGTTAATTGCCCCTGCCGTCCCTAGCCGCCAAGGGGCCTGCCAGATGCGACAGCCCTCTCTGTCGTCCAGCGCCGCCATATCATCGATCAGCAGGATCTCGTCCACCGGGTACGTCTGTGATCGGACGCTCTGCACACACTCGTCGAGCCACTTTTGATGGTGCGGCTCGGGGCCAACCGGGATGACAACCGTCACGCCGCGCATGCAGCTATCTCCTTGGCGTAGGCCGTGAGAACTTCCTCCACAGCAGGCAACTCCTCATCTGGCTTCAGCGCCCGGTGCATATGAGGGAACTCCTTGTGGACAACGGTCACAGGCAACCCCAATTCCCGAACGAACATCTCCACCATCCAACCCTTTGTGGTCACTTGGGGCGATGCTACGTGCACCACGCCAACCCTGCTGCCCCCGGCCAGCTCTACCAGCTTTGCAGCCATCACGTCCGCCGTCGTACCTGTCCATTCGGCGTTGTCCCAAGCCTCCACCTCGCCCTCAGCATGCAGGAGCCAGCGCAGGAAGCCTGCTTCCTTGCTAATGAAGGAGCCTCTGACGTTCAGCACATGGCCTGCCTCAACCTCGCCAGCCAGTTTGGTGCGACCGTAGAGATCATCGGGATCAGGCGAGTCATCCGAGGCGTGGAGAACTTTCCTGCGGCCACTGAACACACAGTCGGTGCTCATGTGGACGACGCGAATCCCCCGTAGAGCGAGGCAGGCAAGGATGTGCGGGCCGAGAGCATTCGTTTTCACCATGTCTATCGAGAATGCATCGAGAAGTAGCCCTGCGCAGTTGATGATAGCGTCCGGCCCTGCAACCTGTGCAGTCCTCACGACGATCCCCAGATCCTCGATAGGGCACTCCCAATGCGTAGTGGACAGGAGCTCGTGGCCCCTGGCTGTGACCGCCTTGGCTACGTGGGAGCCGAGAACACCGTTCGCGCCAGTGACCCAGATCTTCATCTAGACCTCCAAAACACTACGGCCATCTGCCTATCTTGTCGCACCTAAACTCGACGCCTAGGTGAGAAACCACTACCTCACCCGCAATCTCATCTGCGGAAGCGGCGATCCTATACAGCCGAAGATCGAGCTCATCATCGCCTGCGATAACATCGGCTCCGTCGATGTCGTAGTCAATCGTAAACTCTACGTGGAAAGACATGAACTGCGCTGCTGCCCCCGTAGGTGTCTCAACCGTTACGGTGTTGAAGATAACAGGTACAAGGTCCCCATCGGAGTGATGTTCCCACTCCAGCCGGAGCTGGAAGTTCTTGTTGGTGTTGGCGGTGTCGATGTAGCAATGTATGTGAACGATAATATCGCTCGCCTCATCGTATCTGTCAGGTACGCAGATGTTGAAGAATAGCTCCTCCTGATCGGCGGCGTAGACAGGCAGGCTGAATCCATCACAGATCCCTCGGGTCACCCTGGTAGGTCTCCCTACGCCCAGAATCCTGGTGTAGTCCAGATCGGGACGCTCCTCATGCCAGTACAGAGCGGTGATCGCCTGCGCCTGCCTCAACAGCAGCGCAGCGCTAGCCTCCGCCGATTGCTGCCCAGCGAGGCCGGCCAGTTGCGCGAGCGTCAGTTCTAATGATTGCACCACGTCAAACCTTCTCCGCGTCCTCGATCAGTTCTCGTAGCTCCACCACGGAAATCATATACCTAGGAGTATGGGAGGCTATGGTAAAGGCTTCCTCAGTGGCAGGACTGCCTGGCGGCAACAATTCGACGAAAGTCCCGTGTCGACGAGTGCGGACTGACTCCTCGTGATGAAGCAGCAACTCATGTCTCTTCTCGCCGGGACGCTCTCCGATGACTTCGACTGCCACGTCCTTGTAAGTGGCAGCCCGAGCAGTATCTAAAAGGTTCGCTGCTCGCGCGGGAGGGATAAGGATGCTGCCCGAATCTAGGTTGGTCAAGGCGCGTACGATCACAGCTATCGCCTCATCCACACCCATCCAGAACCTGGTCATGTGAGGGTTGGTTATCTTGACTTTGCCGAACTCCTTCTCTTGCTTGCGGAACAGGGGGATTACAGAGCCTGTGCTGCCAACGATGTTACCATAGCGGACGCAGACAAACTCTGGCTCCTTGTGGTACTGCTGCTCCTCCTGGAATAATCTCTCCATGATTGCTTTCGTCATGCCGTAGGTATTGACCGGCTGGACGGCCTTATCTGTGGAGATGCCTACGACTCGCTTCACCCCACAGCAGCGAGCAGCTTCCATCACGTTGCTAGAACCATTCACATTCACAGATATGCACTCGGCGGCATTGAATTCCGCCTCGGGGATATACTTCACCGCAGCGGCATGTACCACCAGTTCGTGTCCATCCATTGCAACACGCATCCGAGGCAAATCTCGGACGTCGCCCAGGATGTAGCGGGCGAAGGGATAGCGTTTGCGGGCCTGCTCCTGCAGGGTCTCATCCCGAGAGTAGACGGTGACCCCCCAATCGAGGTCTCCTCTTTCCACCTGGCGGAGAATCGCCTTGCCTAGAAATCCCGACCCGCCAGTCACAAAGACCTTCGGCATACAACCCTCCTGGGGAGAGGGCAGAGCGAAAGGAGAAACCCTGCCCTCTCTCACTTCGTCCAGATGGGGGTGCGACCACCTCCTGGACTTCTCGCTATTCGGTTGTTCGGTGATGAGCCCGCGCACACATGCCCACCACCAAGCTAGTCAGCTACGGCATTTGCTGCGAAGGCTGCCAGAGCGAGTAGTAGCTCGGGCCTGGCCGGGTCTTGGGACCGCCGTCTACGAAGTACGGGTCGCTCGGGAACGGCTCGGCCTCGTGCTGCAGCGGACAGTACAAGACGTTCTGGATACGACCAGCTAGCCACGGTGTTCTCATCACCAGACGCGGCTCGATCTTGGCCTGGAACTCGATGCACTGGTTCTTCTGACGCGGCCACACCAGGAACGCGCCATCGACCCTAGCCAGGATCATGTTGCTGCCAGCCAGAGCAGCGCTGAGAGACGGGTTGGCGTAGTCAGCGTACTCGAGGTAGGTGACGGCCCGACCACCGACTACGCTCATTGGGACCAGGTAGAGGTCACTGGAGAAGCACCCGGCGGGGACGTTGGCGTTGTCGATGTCAGCGTCCTCGTCGATGCCGTCGTCCAGAATGACCTCGATCTTCTCACCGTCGACGAGAAGATACCTGCCTGCCCGCATGGCGTCGCGGAACTCGACCTGGTGGGTGGCCTCGATGGTCACCATTTGGTTAGCAGCAGTCTGGCAGCGGTAAGTCAGGTAGGAGCATGGCCAAACCGCCGTCAGCTCCCAGAACAGAGTGGGCCGCATGACAAAAACCCAACGCACAGGCATCACGCCCTGGCGCTCCGCCTTGTCCTTGAGGAAGTGGTACATCGAGGAGACAAAGTCCACGATGCGGACGCCAACAGTAGCCAGATCGATCCGACCATAGCTGAAGTCCTTGAGATCGGAATCGATGCTGGCACAGCGAGCACCGTTCTGGGCATCGATGTAGCCAGTGGAGATCAGGCGGTCAAAGCCCGTCATCTCCATGTAGCCACCGCCGGCGCTGTTGTTGGCGGGATTGCCCTGCCACAACTGCACCGACAGGAGCCGATGAAAGGCTATGCCGAGCTCCCAGAACTTCTGGGTGATCTCGTTCTTCAGGATGTCCGCTGGCATCGCAGGACTCCCTGGGCCAGCGGCAAAGACTCCTGACTGGTGAATCGGCGAGCCTACCAAGGTCAGATCGATGGGATCTGCCCTGTCGTTCAACTTCCCCAGCCGATTCAGCTCCAGCTCGGGCGTGGCCCGCTCGTAACGGCCAAAGACAGATGTGATAAGACACACCTTCTTCAGACCAGCCACTGGAGCGTCCTCGCAGACGAGGTTCTTCTCGTTGCCGCTGATGTCCTGCACTCCCGTGAGGACCGCGAAGGTCGGGTCGGTGTACGGACTCGCCTTTGTTGGCAGTTGGCTTAGGATGCCGAGATTGCCGACAACCGTGTGGAAGACGGACTGGTCGACGCCGGGGAAGCTCAACACTCCGCCGGGGCCATGGATATAACCAAACCCCTGGGGAAAGCCAGAGGCATCGTGCTTCTGACCAATACCGAATCGATCCGCCTTCTGCTTTTCCATGACGGGCGCTAGCGCCTCAGCCAGCGCCTCGATAACCTTAGTCTCCATTGCGTTTCCTCCTAACAGGATTTATCTTGCTATACCTGCTCGCCTCCACCGCCCTCTGGCGTGGGGACGTGGCCTTGGGTCAGCATCTCGACATAACCGTCGACAGGGCCGGGAGCAGGCTCCTCGGTAGAGGCACCAGCCGCCGCAGCCTCCTCCTCGCTGACCTCAGTCCCCTTGCTCTGGGAAGGCCGCTCGCCATCGCCGGGAGCCTTGCGGCTGGGGGACAATGCAGCGGCGATCTTCTCCTCGTCCGTGCTCTCGAGAGCCTTGAGACGCGCCTCGTCCGCCGTGGCCTTCTCATCGAAGGACTTCTGCATGTCCTCGATGAGCTTGGTCACAGGAGCGATGGCTGCCTCAAGCGCCGAGGCGACGGCTGCCTGGACGTGCTCCCCCATGTTCTCCATGGTGACAGGAGTCGCCTTGTCCTCAGCAGCAGGCTCTTTGGTGTCAGTCGCAGGCTCGTCGGTAGGAGTCTTCTCCTCCGCTTCGACGGCCTCCGTCAAGTCCTTGAACTCGACGCCGGATCCCTCAAGATCCTTGCTCACCTCACCCAAGTGCTCCTCGATGTGGGCTACTCGCTCCTCGCCAATGACACCGACGAGGAACTTCCTCTTCTCTGTCGTTAGTGGCATACTTGCCTCCTTCTCCTCAACCGCAAAATCGGTGTAGATGTTCGCAGCCCATTCTGCGGGTAGAACACTAACCTCAAAAGTTCTGTACCACTCATAGACACCATCCTTTTCGTCGCCTGGTCGATACTCAAAGCCATGGCTGACGGCAAGCCCCTTGAGCTTCGAGAGCTTCTCGGCCACTGCCTCGTCGCTGAACACGCCAGAATGGAGTATGAAACCGTCCAGATAATCGACAAAGTCCGCCTGCCCGATCTCGCTCTTCGGAACGTGCCACAGCCGGAGCTCGGGATAGTCCTTCTCCGCATCGGCGTGCGCCACGGCGTGCTTGTGGGATGCCTCGGTGAAGATCTCACCCTCCAGATCCTTGAACTTATTGGTGGTCACGGACAGCCAGCGCCACGCGCCAGCCAGGTCCTTGAAGGCGGTGAAAGCACCCCATATCTCCTTGGCGTACTTACCGACGCCAGCTGCCTCCGCCGCCGCCCGCAGCTTGGGCATTGCCTTGGGGCCAAAGGGTGACTGAGGAGCTCGGGCCAGGGCGTTGCGCAGATGTGGAAGGTCAACCTTGCCGCCAGCTCCCTTGAAGGGGAAGTGGCGCAGGCTGCGAGGCACCGTCTTGCCGCCAGCGTCCTTCTTGCCGCCCGGCTCTACGTAGGCGAAGGCGCTGTCGGGCAGGTCGTTGACGTAGGCCGCAGTCCAGGCTACCTTCTCGCCAGAGTGGGGGAGAACGAGATCCTTGATTTTCTCTAGGAGGCTCTTGCCCTCCTCTGGGCCGGCCTTGACACGCTTGGCGAACTCCGCCGTGGCCTTGTTTATCGCAGCCACCTTGGCGTCTGTGTCCAGTTCCTCACTGGCCCAGACATTGTCGAAGATGTGACGGAACCGCTGCGACTGATCGCACATGAAGGCTTCCTGATCGCGGGACTCGATGTACTCGTCCGCATCCTCGTAGGAGGTTGCACCACCGAGCGGTCTGGGAGGCATCTCTACCAGCACCTCGACGATGGAAGCATCCTTCTCCTCAGAAGCAGTCTCCCCCACCGTTTCGCCCTCGTGAAGCACTGCTGTGCCGCTTTCCTCTTCTTCAGTCATGTCTAACTCCCTCTTCTTTACGACGCCATACGCCTGGGGGAAGGCTCTGCCCTCACAGTACTTCGGAGAGCCTCCACCCTTTATGCAGGCAGCATATGCAGAATTGAAGACAGCAACCCACTGCCTCCTCTTCGCCAGAGGCATCTCTTGAACAGCACTTGGCAGTTTCGGGTCGCCAGGCCCGGTGTATGGCATCCGACCTCCGAAAAGAAAGAGACCCGTCCGCAATGGATCGGGCCTCCTCGGGTCTCCTATTCTGTTGTTGATCTAACCCTTATTTTAAACCGCCCGCGTAAGAAAGTAAAGCCCTCCGCCGCGTTAGATAGGGAGAGCAAAAATAACCTTAAAATTCTTTTAGAATAGTCCCGAAAAGGCTTTACTTCCTAGGCGTAAGGGTATATAATAAAGGTAGAGAGAGGGAGGAAGAGAGATGAAACGGCTATCACCAACCCAGCGTAAGGCAATGCTTGCTCTGGAACAACACCCTAGGGAGAGCGCCTACAGACTTCGAGTGAATCTCGCAACTCTCCAAGCACTGGTGGTGCGTGACCTCGCTTGTTGCCTAAACTCTGGTGCACTAGGCAGCGCATTCTCTCCTGGAACAACACTGAAGTTCAGATTGACAACTCTTGGTGAGCAAATGGCTGAGCATCTTCACAAGGAGAGCAAGTAAGATGACCTGGAACGCCAAGAGGATGGAGGCAGCGGCCAAGGTGAAGGCTCTGCGCGAGGCTGGCTTCTCCTCCCGCGACATTATCGAGGCAAAGAAGTGCAGCGCTATCGAGGCGCTGCTGGGAAAGGAGTAGGGAGATGACAGGTATGGAAGTAAGACGAAAGGTCAAGTGCTGTTACTGCTACCGCCTTATCAAAGGCATTGAGCTTTGCTCTCGCACAGGTGTCTACTTCGGTAGGTGTATATGCAGGGACAAGCGTCTAGTGACCATCCACCACGACACCTACAATGATGGCACCCCGCAAACCCTTTGGGCCTAGACATAACCTATGTGCCTGGATTGCTGCAAGGAGAATCGAAGGAGGGCAGGAAGGGGAAAGGGGAAGCGATGAAGGCAGAGACCGCTAAGGCTCTCGGACGATACCTGAAAGAAGTATCCATTGGCTACGAGCAAGCGACAGACAAAGCCCTAGATCAGATCAATGTCTGGGAAGACATCCAAACGATAGCGTGGACGCTCAAGGGAATCGCTAAGGATATAGAGGCCAAATAACAAACGCCCAGGCACCCGTTAGAGTGGAAGGAGGGACAGGCATGAGCGAAGAGACCGTCGTCAACTGCTCCAAGTGCGGCCAGTTCCGCCTCTGCCGCCGGTGGCAGGGACTGTGGCTCTGCCTGCAAGGCAAGAACAAATGCTACCACCACCGCAAGAGGATTGTGAAGCTGGAGAAGAGGAAGGCTTTACGAAAGGAGGAACAGGAATGAGAGTCCTATGCTGTGGTGATCGCAAGTGGAAGGATCGGGAACTCATTCGCCACGCCCTCTCAGGGATCGGCCTGTATCCGGTCATCATCGAAGGCGAGGCCGAAGGAGCTGACCTTCTGGCCCGGCAGGTCGCTGAGCAGATCGGCTTCGAGGTCATGCCCTTCCCCGCGCAGTGGACTCGCTATAGTCGATCAGCTGGCCCAATTCGCAATCAGCAGATGCTAAACGAGGGCAAGCCCGACCTGGTGATAGCCTTCCACGACAACCTGCTGGGACGCAGCAAGGGGACGAAGGACATGGTCCTGAGGGCCGTCCTCGCAGGAGTTCCTGTAAAGGTAGTGCGACACGAGAGAAAGAAGCGTACCCCAAAGGAGGAGCTCCAGTTCGAGAACCAATTTGAGGATCCTGACGATCAGGAATAGGGGGCTTTACGAAAGGAGGAGTGAGATGCCTAAAATCGCTTATAAAGATCATCGATTCGGCGCGAAGGCTCTAGCAACCATCCAACAGGCCAACGATATCATCGAGGAGTATGCGGCTCAGGGCTTTGACCTCACACTCAGACAGCTCTACTATCAATTCGTGGCGCGTGCCTTCATCCCAAACCTCGATCGCGAGTACACCAAACTTGGCTCCATCATCAACGACGCCCGGCTCGCTGGACTCGTTGACTGGAATGCGATCCAAGACCGCACTCGTGGTCTGAAAGACTTGAGCCACTGGAGCTCGCCCGACGACATCATCGATTCCGCAGCGAGGTCTTACCGCCGTGATCTCTGGGCTCGTCAGACCTATAGACCAGAAGTGTGGATCGAGAAGGATGCATTGACAGGAGTCATCGCTGGCGTGTGCTACGAATACGACGTGCCCTACTTCTCTTGCCGTGGCTACACCTCCCAGTCCGAGATGTGGGTTGCGGCTCGACGCTTGCAGAAGTGGGCACGCACCGGGCAGCTACCAATCATCCTCCATTTCGGCGATCACGACCCCTCCGGCTTGGACATGACCCGCGACATTGACGAGCGCCTAGCGCTATTCAGTGGACCAATCATCGAGGTACGACGTCTGGCCTTGAACATGGATCAGGTGAAGCTCTACAACCCACCGCCTAACCCAGCCAAGATAACAGACACCCGCTTCGAAGACTACGCTGTTCAGTACGGCGAGGAGTCGTGGGAGTTGGACTCGATGGAGCCGCGTGTTCTGGTCGCCCTCATCCGAGATCAGATAGAAGAGCTTCGAGATGAGGAGCAATGGGACATCGACATCAAAGAGACCAAGCACCAAAAGGTTCTACTCCACACTGCCGCCAAGCGCTGGACAGAGGTAGAGACGTTTCTAGGAACAGAGTAGGGGGGAGGGCTTTACGAAAGGAGGAACCTAAGGTATAATAAACGCTGAGGGAGCTTGCCGCACCCCCAAGTGGCAGCGACTACAGGACGGAGCTCGGGAGACCGAGCTCTGTTCTATTTCTCCAGGATGAAGAGGTTGAGGCGATAGCAACGAGGGCACTTGATCTCCACGCGGCCAGCAGTGGGGGAGACATAGGCCAGGAGCCGGCCACACGGACGCTCGCCGTTTCTGCCCCCGCAGCGGAGAGGGACGAGACCTATCGGCCTTGGAGAGCTCGCTCGATTGCCGACCTGTGCTCTCGCCATACTTCCTCTCCTACATCCTCTACGCTCCGCCAGCCCAGCCGGGCGAACCTTTCCCGCTGCCTGGGCTCCTTGCTCTTGAAGCCCATGACGTCGCCTGCATATTTCGTCTTGTTGCCCGCCTCTACAACGAGATCCGTGCCCACCCTCTTTGGGCCGTCCTTGGTCCAGGTGCGGCCCAGGTGGCCCGTCCGTCGATAGGCCGTCTGCTGTGACGGATAGGTAGCCAGACGGCTGACAAAATCGAGGCCTGTGCCATTCATCTCACGGACGACGTTCCCAGCGGCGAAACGAGTGATTGGCCTCTTGGGAATGATAGGCTCGAAGAATGGTCTAGCCATTATGTCATAGGCTCCGTCAAAGGCTTACCTGCCACAACTGGCGCGATCCAGCAGCGGCAGCGGGTATGAAGGGGAGGACCTGGATCGTTGACGGAATAGCGATTGCCTTCTCGCGCCTCACACTCTGGACAGACACGCTCGTCCATCACACTGCGCCACTCCACCTCCGTCACGCCTGCGTCGCGATAGGCGATCCTATTACCCTCGGCGAAGAGGCGAGTGACCTCCGTAGAGGCAATCATCTCCGCACGCCGGGCTCCGAAGAGGGGAGTAATGCCCTTGCGCAGCGAGGAAAGGGGAGCGCCAGTCTCGATGTTGGTGGCGATGGCCGTGCGCAAACCCTCCCGTGTGGAGAGTTCCATCCGGCCCCACCACTCACTGCTGTAGGTGCGCGTGTAATCCAGAACCTGCTGATTGACGAGCTCGAAGTCGACGCCAAGGCCCAGCGCCTCTGCCTGGGTGACACCTTCCAGGAGGAGGTCACTGACTCCTCCGCTCGTCTCGCCAGCCCAAGCAGCTTCCTCGCCAGCCCAGAACTCGGGGTCGTCGGGGACATCGGGGAGAGCCTTGCGTCGGCGAGCCTCCTTCTGGATCTTTTTCCAGACACTCCTCTCCATGCGGCCCAACGCTCGCTGGAGGATGCGGGCGAACTTGGCTTGCGCAGCCTCCCAGTCCGCGTCCCAGGGGCCAGGCTTCCGCCTACGCTTCGTAGATCTCGGAGAGGTCACGAAAGGGTGCGCCAGGCGCATCGGCCTCCTTCCCCTCCACCCGTTCCTCGTCGGTGACAGTGACCAGAGGAGTGATGTCCTCACCACCCATCATCTCAAAGACAGGCTTGGAAATGTCTCCCCTGTCCACGGCGATCTGGCGGGCAGCCTGTGGAGTGATCTCGCCAGACTCAATCTGGAACTTGCGCGTCTCGGCCCTGATCTTCCCAATCTTGGCCGCGTCTTCCTCCGCCGCCAGGTCCATCTCCACAAAGCCGAACTGGACACCGCTCGGCAGAATCTTGTGATTCAGGGTATGGCTGAGGAGCTTGCGGAAGATGGCCGGCCCCTTGCCCCTGGACTTCATGTGAAGGACCTCGGACTGGGTGGATGTGCCGAGGTTGCCGCCGGGCAGCGGCGCGAAGTCCTGGTAGTCACTAAGGAAGGCCATTGCGATGATGGTGATGTATATCTTGATGGCCTTCTCCTCGTCCCAGCCATCGGGCATGGAGGCGAGCTCCAGGGTCTTAATGTCCACCCTGGCGTCGGGCCGAGTGACAGGCACTACCAGGGGCTCGATATACTTCAGCATCCCCTGAGCGTCGGCGTTTGCCATCATCTTGGCCAGAGCAGTTTGGATCTGAGTAGCCGTCACTCCCTGAATGAGATGCAGCGCTCGGGCGAAGCGTCCGCCCGTCTTCTCCTCCTTGTAGATGGTGACGTTGCGGATGACCTGAGCGGCTCGGAGCATGCGGGTCAAAGCGCAGAGCTGAATGCCCGGCGGCCTCTCCTGTGGCGCAGGCATCTCGGCCAGGGTGGAAACCTGATACCACGCCAACCGATGTCTCTTCCCCAGACGATCCGTGTAGACTACAGGATACTCGGGGTTGCCCGTATGCTGACACCTAGCCGCTGGCAGGTGGTTGAGGCCAAGAAGCGCAGCGCTTGGGCTGTCGCCTGCCCGCACCGTCTCGAGGAATGCTCCGTTGTCCTGGGTGTAAAGATCAATGCTAAGCTTGGCGGTGAGATTCTCCCAACCTTCGCCCATATCGGCATTGTCGAAGATGTCCTGAACCTTCGCCACGACCTTCCCCATGCCTGTGAGCCGCCAGGAGAAGCCGATGTTGCGAGCCACCATCATGCCCAGAGCGGACAGGAAGTAGGACTCGTTCGGATAGAATGCCCGCAGCTGCTGGTCGCGTAGCTGCGGCCGGGAGCCCCAGGGCTGCATCTCATCCGCCGCTCGCGCCACAAACCACAGCAGCGAGGAGTCCAGGGAGCCAACAGCATCGGCCCCCTCTGCCGGCGCTACCTCCGGCTCGATGACAGATCGCTCTACCGCCTGCGGCGATACTTGCTTGTCTCCGTCGCGTTTATTCGCCATTTTGCCTTACCTCTCTGAGATAGTTGTTGATTGTCCTCCTGCCTACACCCATGGCGGCAGCAATCTGGAGAGTGCTATGGCCCTCCGACCACAACCCCACGGCGACAGCCCGCCGCTCCCTGGCCTCCTGAATCTTGTGAAGATCATATCCCCACTGGATAGCCATGCTGATCCTGGGCTCGACGCTCGTAATCTCCATCATATGAGGCTCCACATATCGACAGTCCGGCAGCGGGCACTCGAAGCAGCAACCCGCCTCCTTGCATCCGCAAGTCGGCTGGTGGTGACAGATCTGGGCGGGATTCTTTACAATAACAGTTGAAGGCATTCGTACGTCCCCATGCTGGCCGCCACTGCCAGGTCTATCTTCTTGCTCGGAGACTTCTTGACTATGCGGAGCTTGCTGTCCTCGCCCTTCTGCAACTTTGCCCGAGCATTCAGCAGATGCTCTCGGACCTCGGGCAGCCCAGGGTGGGACAGACGCTTCTGGACGATGAGGTCGTAGAGCTGCCGATCGGCCTGTAGACGCAGCGCACCTTGGTCAAAGGAGATTGTCCAGATGCTGAGGTCGCGATTGATTCGCTGCATCATGTCCGTCAACTGGAACTGGTCGTAGGTGATCTCCACTACATTGTAGGGAGGGATGAGATTCTTCTCCTGGCAGGCAGGACAGCCCTCGCGCACATGAGCGAACTGCGGCTCCTGGCTGTGGCCGAGACGGCAGCCGCCGAGGATGAGAGACCTGATAAAGCACTCTGGCTCGGCGTAGTCAATCTCCCCTCCGCCCTTGGGAGGAGTCCATCTGCGGGCAGCCTGGATGATGACATCGTCGGGCCGCTGCGGGTGCCGCGTCACTGCTACTACGGCGAAGCAGTCGCCAGTACTGGCCGCATCCACGGAGATGACTACGGGGATCTTGCCAATCAGTAGAGGTCGCGCACGGCCAGCATCCCTATTTGCCTCAAGAGCAACCTCGTTGGGGAGGAACTGTGGCAGCGTCTTATCCTCGCAGGCGTCCCAGAGCTCTATATGAATGAACGGCGCAGTGTCCTCGCCGGCCAGGGCATCGTCGGGCGAGTCGGGTGCGTAGAAGTTCAAGCCCGCCGCCGTCAGATTCCCTGCCTGCGTCTCGTACCACGCCGGGTCCCGCCCAGGCCTCTGTCGCCAGTCCTGGAAGAAGGGGTGGAGCTGGGAGGCACCCTCCTCGGCGGCATCCCAGAGCTCCTTGAGGTAGTTGTCCTCGCCCGCGCCGCGCGAGAGCACATGGCAGGTGCCGCCTGGCGCGATGGTGGAGGCGACAGCGTTCCAGGTAGCCTCCGCGAAGGGCATGCGCGCGATCTCGTCCACGTGCGCGTGTATACAACTTTGCTCTATGGAGACGTTCGGCCCGGCGGCATAGGTGGAGATGGTACGGACATCGTCCGGCCCCATGCGGAAACGCAGGCTCCTCTCCGTATCCCCGCCCCTCTCGTCGCTGAGGATCTTGGGCCGAATGGCCTCTGGCAGCCGCTGCAGGCCGAATCGGACGTAGCCGAGGAGCTCCTTGGCGGCCTCAAAGTCCCGACTGAACAGGTGCACCCTAGCGTTCGCGGCGGTCAGAGCCTTGAAGCCATCCCAGGCACACTCCAGCTCTGTAAAGCCGAGCTTGCCAGCCTTGAGCGCCAGGAGCCAGGGATGCTCCAGCATCACGCCGAGGAAGGCCTCCTGCCCTGGCCAGAGCTCTGAGAAGCGCCGAACCTGCCCGGTCTCCCTGTCCACGAAGTGCCACAGAGGCAGGAAGGTCCGGAAGGACATCAGGGCAACCCTGCGCCCCAGTTCCTCCCTAGCCTCTGCCAGCCTGGTATCTGCCATTACTTCCCCTTGCTTCGATGCCAGGGCCAGATTGCTCGCCACATCCTCCTCAGTTCCTCTCGCGGATGCTCCAAAGATTCAAGTGGGTGCTCTGTCGGGGGGAGCGGCTCTATGATGTTTCCTTTCCTATTGGGTTGGATTCTTTCAGCCATCACCTTGTCGCGGACCACGCCGAGGAGGATAATGACCTGCGTCAGCAGCTTGTAGGCTAAGAGCCTCGTACGACTGGCCTTCGGCATACTCGCTCTCCTCTATTATATACCTTTGCTACCTAGAAAAAATCGCATCATTATCTCTACACCTAATCCCTGCAGACCGCGCAGCATTCCGGTTCTTTTTCAAACATCGGTGAGATTACGCTAAGGTTTATAATACCTACCCCTATCTCTACCGCCGTTACCCCGTATCTACCAGCCGCTTTGGTTAGGGTTAGGAACCAGCGTACCCGTTGCATCCAGGTAATGGGAGCCGAGGGGTAGGTTCTATTAAACCCCACGATTTTGGTATCAATCCTATCTACCGGCAATTGTATACCCTCCCGCCGGCTGGCAGGTCCCTCCGGTCATGTGCTGCCTACCAAGTATCGACCCCTACAGATAGGACTCGTCATGGCTTCGCCACCCAGTAGAATGTGAATGGGGCACTCAGGATACGGAGGTAAGCCTGCTGCCTCACATCATCCCATCCGCAGTGGAACTCTCCCTCCGCGATCTCGCAGGCCCAAGTTCCCCATCCGTCCTGCCTGCCTTGTCCCCAGCAGTTGGCGTTGTAATGTAGACTGAGAGGTATCAAGGAGGCTTCCTCCAGAGCCTGCCAGATCTTCCTGGCCACGCCTCGCGCCGGCGGCTCTTCGGGAGTGTACGCTGCGCTTAGTCTCTTACGCATACCAAGTATAGACCCTCTGAGATAGGACTCATTGCTCTGCCTTCACTGAATTGGGTGGGACATAACCGTACACAAATCGCTCCGTCTTGCACTCAAGACACCTTATCTCGTAACCCTTTACCCTCGCTTCCAATCGCTGCACATCTCTCCAAGCGAAACACTCTTCACACCAAAACTTCTGCTTCTGCTTTAGACCCCTGGAGATAGGAGGCTTCACCGCTGAACTCCTCGTAGTGTAATCATGAATGACCTTAGCAGAGGATTGCTTGCAGCGTACTCCGGCCCTGCCAGGGTGACGGCCTCCTGCATCTCGACCAGACCCCACTCGTTCCAGGGCAGGCCGGTCTTGACCTCGAGCGCCTCGATGGGATCCTGGTGCACCCGCAGGCAGGCCTCGTAGGTCTTCTGGCGCAGCACTGACTCTGGCCGCAGGGTAGGGTCGACGCCTACCATCTGAGCATGGAGCTTTAGCTCCTCCAGGTCAAATCTCATCGGCATGTCTGTTCTCCTCCCTTTAGGACGATGACAGGCTGCCGCACCTTATCGATCGGCTTTGCCCATATCGTGAACTGACCCCATTTCCTCAAGCACTTAGCAGCATCCTCAGTGGTAAAGCCCTCTGCCAGTACCTCACTCTGCAGGAGTCCTGGCCGTGTGTCCTGGATTAACTCCTCGCTCAGGGTAAGGAACCAATCCGAGCTCTCGGGATCTGCCTTCCAGCAAAGGTATTCTACCCGGATGCTTCTCCCCTGGCCATCCTCGGCCTCTATGAACCTCGGAGCCTTTGGCCCCGGCGGACCGTCAAAGCGTAGCCTAATCATGCTTCTCCTTTCTCCTTTGGCGGCTCCCATGATGCGAAGAATCGTTTGAGGCAGGCGAAGCTAGGGAACACCCAGCCATCCTTCACACGAGGCGGATCGTCGCAGTAGACAGTTATGCCCACCCATCCCTTTGGCCTAAAGAAGCCTTTGGCCTTGGCTCCGCAGCCGCAGGGACACTCGAACTCCCTCTCCACAGCCAAGGAGCTCCCACACGCGGTAGGGCTATCCTTTTCCATCACCGTCGCCTCCTGAGGGCAGAACCTTGACCTCTCCCTCTATGATCTCTTTGCGCTCGAGGTGCCCGACATAGGCCAGGAGCTCCTCGTCGGAGAGGTCGCCGAGAGCCTTTGGCTGAGAGGTCCCTATCTGCACGAGGGTTACTGAGGAAGTGGCCGTGGCTCCACCGCCTCCCGCTGCTGCTACGTCCAGGCCAAGGAGCCGGGCCAGCCGGGCGGAGAGTTGGAGGTAGACCTTAATGGCGTCCAGGGTGACGGGAGAAGTGTTGCCGCCAATGAGTTGAGGCCAGAGCTTGTTGATGATCTTCTCTATGCGACGCTTCTCCACGCTGCGGAGGGTATCTACTTCCTCCTGGCCAGCCTCCCGCAGCTCCTTGTCCACAGCGTTGAAGGCAGCGGAGGGGTTGGCGTAGCCGCACATCTCGGCGATGCGCTCGAAGGTCCAGCCGGCCACCCGCAGGCCCACGGCCTGCCGCCGCCGCTGGGCCTCGTCGATCTTCTTGGGAGAGAGCCGGTTGGTTCGCTTTGCCATTTTCCGTCCTTATGTGTTTTCCTTTTTAAGTATAACCCGCCTGGAGCGATCCGTAAAGTTTAGGTAGAATCCTTTGCATAGCAAGACCAGGAAGGGACGGGACTCCTTGCCTGCCTCCTCGCCTCCTGGAGCTCAGCATCGATCTGAGGAGCTATGATGCTGGGTACCGCTGGAGGCCGATCGCACATGTCCAGCATCCAGATGACCGTAGCAAGCAGATTGCGAAGGCGAGCCATCTCTCTTTCCTGAAGAGCTTGATCTTGTTCCTTCCTATCCACCTTTTCCTCCTCTACTGGATCTGCTCCCTCTCCCAGTCATAGGCAAGAACAGGCTTCTGAGGGGTGAGCCTCCACACCCAGGAGTAAGGAATGCCTGTCTCCCTATCGAGTTCTGTGCCTACCCCAATCACTAGCAGCGAATCGTATTCCCTCCTTAGAAGAGGCGCGATCTTTGTCTCTATCTCCTCCTGGAGGGAGGTGCCGTGCGGCATGGTCTCGACCGGGAAGTTGGTGATCCAATGAGGCTTCCCGTCGGCAAAGCCTAGCACCGTGCAGTAAGGAAAACGCTGGGCCGGGAGAGCATCGCTTAGTCCTTTGAGCCAGGAAGGATCGCAGAACTCGGCCAGGAAGTGAGCGAAACGCTGCCCTTCCGCCTGGGCTTCGTCTGCATTGCCGCTCGGCTCCATCGAGACGGAATGCTCCTGAAGGAACTTGCTGAACTCCGCGTCATAGCCATCTCCTACGCAGATCTGGATGTTGTGAACTTGGGTGCGTTCCATTTCAGCCTCCTTCCTGACCTCGCAGAGACTGCGAAGCCGCTAAACTGCCTCCACGTGGGCGACGCCTTCTTGCTCCTCCATCATTTCTTCAACTGTCTGCATCAGATGGCAACCACAGGCGTATTGCTTCTCGCGCTTGCGGCTACAAGGGCCAGACACGACAAACCTAGCCGTCTGTAGACAACCAATACTGCCCTTCTCCTCCTCTTGCTTGATGTAAACCATGCTGCACAGAGGCTTGGAAGCACCCAAACGCTCCGCAAAGCCTCTAAGCCTCTCCGCCGTCGCCGCCGGGTCCAGACGCGCGTCGGCCTCCTCGAGCGTCTCCTTCTCCGCTCCGGCGAGCACTGCAACAAGGCTATCAAGCACCTCCTTGCCTGCCGCGACGGCGGCGACGAGAGTGTCAGCGATGCGCTCTTGCTCCGTCTCCTGCTCCACGCCACGCAGTCCGGTGACGATACTCCTCAGTATCTGACGCTCGGTGTTGGGAGTAGATCGCCAGAGCCGAATTGCTCTCTCGAGCCAGTTAGACACAGCCCCCAGCGCCCCCTGGTCATTGGGCACCCATATCCTTATCAGGCGTTTCATCGCTTCTCCTCCCTCTTCTAGAACTGTCGATACAAAGCATGGCCAATGGCTGCTAGAGCCTCGTCGGGGTCCCTCGCCCGAGTAAGTGGTCGACCAACAATTAGGTAGTCCGCCTGAGACTCAGCCGCCTCCTTGAATGTCGCCACCTGCCACTGGTCATCCACTGGAGCTTGGCCAAAGCGCAGACCTGGACAAAGTGTGGACAGATAAGGAGCCTCTCGCTTGACGTAGCCTACCTCTGCCACAGGACAGACCACGCCGTCTACAAAACCCTTACACACCGCCAGTTTGCTCTCAAAGTCCGTAGGATACGGAGGTAGACTAGTCAGCCTGAGCACCCCGAACATCTTGAGACCCGGCTGAGCAGCTTCCTTCGCAGCTTGGAGCATCTCTACATCGCCATCTACGTGGATTGTGAAGCCCCACACACAGTAGGGTATCCAACGCACGGCCTCCGCTACGACAGAGGGAATGTCTAGGAACTTGCCGTCATAGAGAACCTGATAGCCCATCTCAGCCACTTCCAGCGCCGCTCGAGAGCCCACCTCAGTGATAAGAGGTAGACCCACCTTGCATATCGAGAGCTTACCAGCGTAGCGCTTGGCCTCCTCCAGAGTGTTGGCGGCTAGGATAATCTCCATTGGCTACTTGCCCACCATGAACATTCGATAGTCCCGCCCTGCCTTGTTGGCATGCTCCTGGGCTGCGGCCTTCAACTTGCCGCGCTCTTCTGGCTCTAGGACGGGATTCGCCTGGGTTGCCAGCACTGCACACCGCACGCTCTCGTTGCTGTCCAACAGAATGCCGAGAGCGATCACCAAATCGTTGCGATCTATCTTATTCGCCATCGCTATTCTCCTTTCCTAGAAACTTCGCTCCGAACTTGCACCAGCGGTCAAGCATCCACTGTCCTACTTCCACAAGGAGCCAGTCACCGCCTAGCCACGTGCAGAGCTTCCGCGTCAAAATCCAAACCAAGAGGCTACAGGATGTGGCCAGGATGATCTCCATCTCATCCCTCCAGCAGCGGCAGGTCAATCTTGGCCCAGGCCGAAGTAGCCGAGACGACAATCCCTGGAGGCACTCGGGCCACTACCACCAGAGCCCATCGAGTGTCCTTGACCTCCCCGATGCTCGCGCCGGTGGTGAGAACGTCGTCCACGGCGATGATCGCAGATCCCGCTATCGAGATTCCTGGTTCTCCCAGAAGTGCAAAGGTTCCTCCCATCTTAGTAGCGATAGCCTTTGCCCAGGGAATGCCTCCTCTCGGGACGCCTATGAAGTGGAAGAGCTTGTGGCCAGGGAAGATTCGCCGTAGCTCCCTCTCCCAGCAGTCCAGCACGAGCTCTCGCACCTTCTTATCCGCAAAGATCGACTCACAGTTCACGAACCAATGGCTCTCGCTTCCGCTGTGAAGAACAACGGGAGGATCGTAGAAAGTCAGGGGCAGAGAGTGGATACCTACTATTTGCTTTCCCATGTTGCTCCTTTCTTGTTCCCCATGTCAGGCCCCCTCCTTCGCAATCAAAACCAACCCAATGCCTGGACGATCCATTGCCTCGTGTCGCGGGAGAATGGTTATGTTCCTCCTTCGCATTTCCTCCTTGAATACACACAGATCAGCATTGGTGGCATAAGGTATCCAAGTATTACGGCCACGACGAATCATCTCGGCGACCCCATCCAACCACTTGGCATGTACCACTATAGTTATTTCCCTCTCCTTTCTAATACACCGCCAGCTCCCGCTCCCGCAGGACAACTGGCCTCTCCTTTTCCCGTACCATGTCATAATGCCTGTCCAACTCTGGCAGGCTGTTGCGGAACCAGCGCTCCTTGCCGCAGAGCTTGCAGAAGCCTAAGCTTAACGGTCCGTCCGCCGGCTCTATGATCCAGTGATGCGGGCAGACTGTCTGTCGAAGACCTTCCTGTGAATCTTGCAAACCGTTTCTCCTTCCTGAGCAGCGCTGATGCAACGCCTACCTTTCGACACAGGAGCGTCACACTGCCGGCGGACAGATAGCCCTTTCTCGTATCGCTTTGCCTTCATCTCTTCTTTGCTCCCTTCTCCGCAGCTCTCCTCGTTGCCCGATTAGGCCTCCAGAGCTTCTTGCTGGGCTTCAGGAGCTTATCCACCGTCGATTGTGCCAGGGCGATGGCTGACTCGAACTGGGCGCTCCAGATGATGTCCAGGATGACGTCCTTCTTGGTGATGCTGACAGCGTTCATCTTCTCGATCTTGGCGCGGAGAGGTATATTGCGAGCGTAGGCCAAGAACTTCGCAGCCTCGCCAACGGCCTGTAGAGAGTTCACTATTTCCCCCATCCATAGAAGTCCATGATCTGCCGAGCCTCCTGCCAGGACTCCTCGGTGCCAGCCAAGGCCAAGCCGACGATCCGCATGACCGACAGGGCCTGCACCCGCATCTTCGCCATGTCCTCCCGCACCCCCTTGTTCCCAGCGTCTGGTCGATAGCCCAGCAACTCCTTCACGATTTCGCGCACTCGTTCGTCGTCCATGTCGTCCTCCTTTAGCGTTGGCCCCCACTCCTCCCAGGTCCCGCCGGGGCAGGTGGTGTTCTGGAGCCTTATGTTACGATGCGCTTCCACTATGAGCTTGGGAGCACCAGCGCCGAGGAACTCATGGTAGCGTCGCCTGATGTCAGCGATACACTCACGTGCCGCCGCCAGATGAGAAGGCAGAGGCACCGCGTTGGTAAAGTTGCCGATAAGGACAGTACCGATGGCTCGATGGTTCATCCGCCTCACGTGGGCGCGGCCAAGGTTGTAATCACTGAGGCGATAGGCCCGGCCCGAGGCGAAGGCAGCGTTGTGGTAGCCGAATCCGCCGAGCCCCCAGGCCCGGTGCATAGCATCGATGTCCAGTAGGTGCTGAATCTCTTGCTCCTGGGTAGCTTGAACCCAAGTATTCCAGTTGGTGTGGCTCATAGTGTGGTGCAGGGCGATATACTCCACCAGGGAGATGTCATCGATGGTAAACCGACCTGTGTAGGCTGAGGGGATTAGGTGGCGGATGTCAATCATCTCACTCCCCCTCTCTGTCGGCGGGCAGGATGAGGACAAGGCAATCTTGCGGCTCAATTCCCTCCTCTAGCCAGCCTTCTATAGCTACGTCGCATGAGCCTGTCTCATCGCGGAAGATGCGTCCCTTCTCCACCGCTATCGGCTCCCTGCTCCCATAGGGGAAAGAGAGGGCGGCAGCATAACCCTGGTCGTAGCCCTGCTTATGGGCTTTACGCATACACTCTATTATGTGTTGGTGCATCTCACCCCTCCTCTCGGCTGGCCTTCACCCTTGCCTCCATGACGCGGCTGAACCCAAACGTCTCAGGCTCCCCCTCCACGAAAGGGCGTCCAGTGCGGTTCACCCAACCGCACTGCTTATTGAGGCAGCGCTCAACGCCCTGGTGGAGGTCGAATTCAATGGTTAGATGATGACACTCAGGGCAGATTCGCAGGTTCATCACTCCCCCTCCTCTCGGCTGGCAGGCATCGCTAACAATCGCCCTTTACCGTATCTGCGCCTTGCCATCCGCTGCCAAGAGCGCCAGAGACGAGGCCACCTAGGTAGCAGCCAGTGACGATTCGCTGGGTAGACATACACCCTTAGCCCTGCCTCTAGAAACGGCTCAATGCCGTCCCATCCCATATAAGGCACGAGCGTTGCGGCTGTGGCTCTGTGCTTCAAGGCTATTTGAACTTGCGCCTTCGCCATGTGGCCTACCTCACAGAATCCAGCATCAATCACCCGATACCCATCTATCTCCCGCATGGGGTAGTTGAATATGCTAGTCACCCAGCACCTCCACCATCACTCTCGTCCCGACCCCTTGGAGCCACGCCCAGCCCGTCCCTGGCGCGGGGTCTTGTTGGTTGCCGCAGTCGTAAAAGTGAATGTCGAGATGGTTCGGTTCGGTAACAGCACTGCCACGGTCAAGGCAGGTGACGAGATACCGGTCAGCGATAAGTAATCTCGTACCGAAATCCCAGTGATCACTACAAGCCGCCATCCCAGGGGCAACGGGTAGGCCCGACGCCATAAGCCCGCAGTACGCCCCGCCTGGGTCGCCTCGGCAGCAGTAGACCGAGATGTAGAAGAGTTCACCTACTCCCTCCCTGCGCGGCGCTTTGAACGGTGAAGGATACTTGGGGCCGATTTGTAGTGCAGCAGGTGGAGCGTCCAATATGCTTGTTCCCACCACTTCCTGTCCTGTCTCTCGCACCACCAACCCAGCCACCCTAATATCAGGCACCCTAAGCCCACGAAGAATACGATCAGGAGTGGCATCTAGGGCCTCTTCCTGCAACACCTGAAACATTCGGTGTTCTTGGGTTGATTCCAAGTTCCACAAAGACACGTCCAACCTTGGAACATCATTTCCTCCTACCCCCGCAGCGCACACAAGAGCTAAGAGCGCGGCGGCTATGCCGTATCGGATACGTCAGGCTCCTTTGGCCAGCACTTTCGGCAAAGACGGTGTTGCCAATTCGCAAGATCGCGTACATGTAATTCCTCGCAACTCGGAGCCGCTGCGCCTGTGTTGCAAAATGGATAGAGTCGGTTAAAGGGAGCAGGCCGATGTACCTTCCCTGTCCGATTATTCAGCAAGACGGTTTGTTTCATTCTCCCTCTCCTTCCTGGAGGCGCTAGGGGCTGGCTAAGGTCCGAAAGGGGCCATCGCCTTCCTCGGACTCCGACGTGGCTCTCCATTCATAACCAGCCCCCATGCGCCATGATCGCTAATCAAATATGCTGCAATACTCCTTGCCCGCCGGGGGGTTCTTGCACCTGAACAGGCCGAACTCGGCGTCGGGGTAGCCTGGGCACACCAGCGGCTCATTCATCTCCTTCACCCATGTGCTGATCGGGCAGGTAGGGTTGAAGGGCAGCCAGTCCGCCGTGGTGACGCGGCAAACTCCGATCCTCGGGCCGCACCACCATTCCTGGTACTCAGGAACAGGGATGCTGATCGTATAGGTTCCGTCGGCTCCGATGCCCACCTCGACGCTGTAGATAAAACCGAGGCCTATGGCCCGGGGGCCAGACTCCGTGGCAAACAGTTCGCCCTCCCAGTAGAACAGGAACTCCTCGGCGGGGCTCATTTCCCGCTGCTCAAAGGTGGCCTCTACGTCGCCGTCGCCGACCGACTCAACGGTGGTCGGTAGGTACGGCCCGTACCCGCCGCTGAAACCGCCAGGCCGGACCACGTACATGGTCAGCGCTCCGTGATTAATGTCGTTCTCGAGCGTCGGCAGAGCGTCAGAATACTGACGGCCGTAGATGACCTCCGTCACGGCCTCGTCGACCTCAGCGACCGCGCCGTTCCCGCCCAGCACCAGCACAGCGTCCAGGTTGTCAAGCGTGTCCAGGTTGCTGACCTCAGGTGCGCCCTCGATGTAGCGCTCCCACGCCCCCGACTCGTCGAAGTTATAGGCCACGGCCACGCCGCAGGTGGCGAGCGCCTCCCCAGCGCTGCCCCCATCCTTGCCAGTGTAGACCGCGATCGACCACTCGCCCTCACTAGGGCAGTTGTGCATGACGGTGTCCGCCACAGCCGTTCCACCGCCGAAAGCAATGGCGCATACCACCGCGAAAGCCGCCAAAAGCAGCTTCTTCATCGAAACCTCCTTGCTACTCTCTTGCCAACCAATCGATCACTGTGTAATCCGCGCACGGCGGACACGGAGCCTCGTAGTGTACTGTCCCAGGAGCACCCCAATGCCAAGCATCGTAGCACCAAATATCAACATTGCCCCAACCCACCATGTCGCCGGTGTCGAGGCACTCGAAGCGGACCCCACTCGGGAGATCGAAACTCTGGTACATTCGAGCCGGGTGACAGGCCGCAGCTCCAGGGAACACGTGTATACCCGAGGCCATTGGCCGGCCAGAAGGGCAGTATGCACCCGTGCTATCACCTTTGCAAAAATAGTGCGTGCAGCGCACTCCCTCTTGAGCACCTGCCGAAAGCGTTTGATGTTCTGTTCTGCCTCTGCCAATGCCACCATAATCTACTCTTTGGGCGGGTAGGTAGACGTCTTGATACTCATAGACCACGCCTGTCGGGGATTCCACCGAGGCAATCCCGATGCTCTCAGCACCCGCCTGGTGTCCTGCCAATCGGCGATCTGGTGTCTCGCCCAGGAGTAGACCATACTCGCCAGCCAGTCGAGGACGATCAATGCGAAGACCACTCCGCCGCAGATCAGAACCACCCAACCCAGGTTGTAGGCTACTCCAGCCATCACCATGGCTCCCTATCGATACCCAAGCTGCCAGTGCCAGGAGCGCTAGAGCAGCCAGGGCTGTTAGATGTCGCAATCATGTGTCCTCCTACTTTCGCTTCCAGAGGCGGACAAACAGGGCGAGTGTGTCGTTTGCAGAGCCTTTCATTCCGTCTTGTTAGCAACCCGCCGGCGGCTCGACGACTCCCACCGACTAGCTGCGTTTCCTGTTTGCCCACCCTCGCCGCTGCATCGAGAAACACAGCCTGGGTCGACAGGCCATGAAAAGGAGCAGGGGAGATGACACCCTGCCCGATGCAGCGGTGAGGAAGGGCAAAACTACTCGGCATGATCCTTTCCAATCTGCAATCTTCTTCCATATTCTGCCATCAGCAAGGCTTCGGCCTCGCCATCTGATAGTCGACCCAGCTCGGGCCATAGGCGGGACGCCTGGATCTTGGCCGCGTTCTTGTCTTTCGGCATGTCTCGGAGCATAACGGCCTTCCAGGTCTGCGGTGCCACGAGGAGATAAGGAATGCCGAGAGCCACCAAGATGCCTTCCCAAAGGCCGAAGCCTCGGCCAAAGGAAAAGGAGCTCGCAACGCCTTGCTTGGGCATGGAATGGACGGATTCTAGGATGGCAAATCTATTCCCCGGCCCGCCGAGGGGAAGACGATCCTGAATAATCTCAGACATCTCCTGTGCTCGATACTGTCTCCGCTTCCCCACCTTGATAGTCGGCGTCCGCACAGCCTCAGCGGTCGCGTCAAGAAAGCCTACAGCACCATCTAGGCCGGGGTCTATTCCTATGTAAAGCTGCGTCATCCTGCTCTGCTCCTTAGCTGGGACTGGCACAACCGCACTCATGCCGATTTGGTCGGTGCAAACCCACGACATGAAAAGCACCTTCTCTTAAGTTGCCCTCGCCAGCCCCAGCATCCTTTATTATACTCCTTGCCTCCGCAAAAGTAAAGCCCTAAAACGGTGAAAGTCGAGAAGAATTCCAGCTAGGAGGGCTCGGTGTGGCAGCAGGAGGCAAACGGCCCTCAAGGATCTCCATGACCTGCTCGAATGCCCGGCGGTGATCTATCCAGACAACTCGCTGTCCGGCTGCCCTGGCTCGCTCATCATGCCTGCGAGCGTGATCAAACTTAGTTCGCACATTCTGCTCGTTGATCGGCTTGCCCTTGTTCCTCGCCTGGATCCTCTCGCAGCAGACCTCGAGCGGAGTGTCCATAAGGGCCCAGATGAAATCGCCGCAGTCCTCAGCCAGCTGTGCCCAGCGACTGAAAATGTCGCTGACGATAAGACCCTCGAAGATAACGTGGCCCAGAGCGGCGTACTTGCGCACTAGAACCTCAACACTAGCTACAGAACCCAACCTGTCACAACCGCCGCATCCGCCTGGGTAGGGACCTACCACCCGGATGTTCCCCTTCAGGAGGTATCCTTCTATCTTCCCGTCCTCGCCGAGGATCGGCTGCGGGGCCAGAGCCTCCATGATTTGGCGAACCAAGTGCGTCTTGCCGGATCCGCTGCAGCCCCTTATATTTAGGATCATTGACAATCTCCATCACTTGCTCAAAAGCGTGCCTGTGGTCAATCCAGACAGCCTGCTCACCCGCCTCGATAGCTTTGCGATAGTTGGTAAGGCAGGAGTTGTACATGCTTTCTAAAGTAGAAGTATTGAAAGCTCTCCCGCCATTTCGCTTCAAGATGCGGTCTATACAGACGTCTATCGGAGTGTTCATAAAAGCCCAAACAAATCCCCTAACGTCCCGGGAAAGGTTGTACCAGCGTGAGAAGCCCCGACTTACTAGTAGACCCTCGAATAAAACATGCCCCTGTTTGACCCATTGTCTGACAAGAGTGTCTACCAGCGGTACGCTTCCCCAACTGCCTCTTGGACGTTTTCCTCTCTCCAACTTGCCAACGATTTTTTCGATATCAATTGCAAGGAGACCTAAATCCGAGAAAGTTGTTAGTAACTCCCCCTTACTCCCTGGCCATCTCTTCAGCAACTTCAAGATAGCGGCATTGAAAACCAACCTGTCGCAACCACCGCACTCGCTTCTGTAGTCTCCTACAACGCGAATGTTGCCGCGCAGTAGATATCCTTCTGGTTTGCCATCGGATCGTATCAGCGGTTCTGGCGGACC